GTTTTGTTGTTCTTTTGAGTATCTAGAAAATAAAGAGAAGCGCGAATGGTCAGCACTGTCTGCAATCGTAGCAGAGTCAGCAAAGGTAGCATAACCTGCATTGGTAGCGTATCGTGCATGATCAGCAGAATCGGATTTTAAAGCAAACTGAATGTTGGTAATAAACTCACCATCACCAGTCGCTTTACCGTCCCACTGAAGATTGTTGGTACCATCGCCGGTAATATAAACATTGCCTTTAACATAAAGATCACTGTCTATGGTCGTTTCACCCAGAATTCTTAAGCCACAATCGCCACCTCCGAGTGTAGGAGCAGAGTCACGCGCACACATAAGACTGGCGACTAGCCCTGTTTCAGGATCAATGCCCAATAATTCTTCTAACTCGGTTTGGGTTACGATTTCACAGATGTCGGGAATGGTACACACTCCATCTGTGAGAGCACCAGTAATCTCAAGGTCACCGGTGATCTTGGATCCTGTAAGCGTATCATCAATATTCTGATTAGCTAAATCCCTGATAGACTGTAGAGTCGATCTTTTAGTAATCAGCCCACTGACATCATTGACAATAACTTCGTCTAATAAATCAGGATTGAACAACACTAGTTGCGATATTTTTACTTCTGCCATGATCCTATAATCTCGGTTTTATTTGTTTATTTATATGACTTTAGCTTATTGTTATAACAACTTCGCCGACTTCCGAAGATCCGCCCAAAGGTGATACTCTGTAGAAGAAAGTGTCTGTGCCTGTAAATGCTGCGTTAGGAGTATATCTGAATAATCCAGTACTACCGTTTAATATGGTGACAGTTCCATTTGAAGGATCACCACCAGCAGAAACAACAAAAGTCAGATCGTTGCTTGACCAGTTGTCGTTTGTAGCCACGTTGAAGTCCACGAAACTGTTTACAGAACATACTATATTGTCGCCTACTGTATCAACAGATCCTTCTACGTCGATAGAGATAGGATAAGTTCTGATCCCCCAATCACCTCCGACTAAAATGTTGAATGAGTCTAATCCATTATAGTCATCTGCGGGATAATAATACCAGGTGCCGTTCGCTTGAATTACACCATCTACCATAGTCATCGAGCTTCCCAGTGAAGCGGTTGCTGTACCGTGTAGAGGTGATGTTGCTGTTATAGAGGTGACAGCAGAAGGAACATTCTTTACTATAAACGGAACGCCTGTTGCTAGACCATCTTCTACTGCAAGCCCGCTTAACGGAGTGGCTGCAAAGGCACTGTCAGTACACACCTTAGAGAATAGTTCTGAGCCATCCATGCTAAGAAATTGTACACAAGCTTCTGAAATAATAGCTGTATTAGTAGACACACCTTTATAGAGATTGATCTTCATCTCAAAATCTAGCGTATAAATGATAGTGCGCCGTGATTCAAGAGGCGCTTCGAAATCATCTGAAAACGTTACGCCCGTCATAGTGATAGGTGTATCTTCTTTTATATCAAATCCATCAAGTGGTTTTACAGTTACCGTATAGTTCGGTGTAAAGAAAGGCATAATTTGCTCGACGATTTGTAATGAATCGTCTTGAGTTTTTGCCATGATGTTTAACTGAAACGCAACAGTATATGGCACTGGTGTGTATAGCTTAGTACCACCGCCGCTCCAGTTTGTAGGATAAGAAATGCAGTTATTCATCTTGGGCAATTGTCGAGCAGCATCATAAGTCAACGCTACAATTTCAAAAGACATTCTAGGCAGTTTTAATGCAATCTGCCTTTCTGCATCCTCGCCATTGTTCATAGCGTCTATACGCGCTAGAAAGTCTCGTTTCGGTGCGTAAGATAGAGGCACCTTAACTTGAGACAATGTTGATCCATCAGACGCTTTTCGTACCACACGGATATTGTTGAATAAAGATCCAAAAACTGCTACCGCTTTACGAATTCTCTGATGGTAAAAATGATCACCTAGCATTATGGATCTCCGAACGGATTAGATTCACTAAAGTCAATGAAATCTATATCTCCGCCTTGTGATGTAAGATTAAAGTCGTCGTTCATAGCGCCGTCTTGAAGATCTTCACCTACTAGAGATGGAGTGCCTGTGGCTAAAGACTCTGCTCCTGTTATTAACCCGGTCGTGGTCCAGTCATGATATTCACCATCAGACGCACCGCCGGTGTGTGCTATGTAAAGCACAACATCATCGCCCGAGGCATCTATATTAACAACCTCACCTGTCAATGTATAAGCACCGTTGTTTTGAGTAATGTTTTCGTACTCAAATGTTCCTGTAACATTAGACATGGTAAGCTTAGTTTGATAGGCATGAAAGCCTTCAACATTATCAATAGAATCTACACCTGTATCAAAATCTTCGTCATTGTACTCGAACAATTCAGCACGAATCTTAAACACAGGTAGATCTTTAATTTGATAGAAAGGTGATTCGTCTTCAACCTTTGTAATTTCAAATATAGAATTTGAAAGTGGAAGAGAAATCAGATCTCCTTCACGCGGGCGATAGAATGGCTTGTCAGCAGTAGATTCGTACTGTGCTACTTGGTTCAACCAACGTCTGCGTGATACAATGAAAGTTGCGGCATCACGAATCTCTACTCCAAACTTACTGAATAGATCTCCTTCGCCGTCAAAGCCTTCGGTGTTTTCAATATACATTTCGATCTTATAAGCATCGTCAAAGCGAGATACATTATCGTCTTGAAATATAGTGTCTTTATTAACGATTTCACGAGGCATATAATAAACATCTTGCCCATACATCTTCAAAGACTCAATAATCAAGTCTTCGTAAAGATTCTGTTCGGACGTTCGCCCTTGTGTAAAATAGAGATTAGTTGTCATGCATTAACCCATGAAGAAATCTGGTGGAAATTCATTTTCATTACGCATTTTTTCTTCAAGTCGTTCTAACTCAGCGGTCGCGTCTTGATAGTACTGAGCGCCGCTGAGTGTTACACCACCGGGCAATTGCATACCTTCAAACTTAGACATGTTCATACCCCACTGTTGTTTAATCAACTGTGTGGTGTAGTCTTTGAGAAACTTGTCGTTCCAAACATCTGCGAACGTACTAGGATCTACAAGCGACAACACTTCAAACATGATGTAGTCACCCTCTGCTAGATTGTTATACTGATTAGGTGCCCACTCGCCGAAGATGTAAATTCTGCCTTGGTGTCTTGAGTGTGTAACTCGTGGCTCACCGTCTAGAATATCAGAGAGAAACTCTAGGTACTGTTCCATCTGGTAATAGTATGACATACCACCCGCAAAGTTCATGAAGTCGCCCATGCTGTTCAACATCATCTGATATTTGATATCAAACATGTTAACAGAACCAAACGTCTTGCTGAATGGATATACTTTAGTAACATATAATACGGTATCAGGCACATCGATATACTCGTTCGTAACATCAGCAGCCGTTATCTGGTGCTTAAGATATGTCCTAAAAGTTGCATCAGCATGATATTCTTGATACAATTGTATCGCATCATCAACTTTATCTTCTATCTGGTCATCGTCCACATTGACTTCAAGGACAGGTGATCCGAGTCTTCGTAGACAATGATCAATCAATTCTTGTCTTGTTGCGGGCATTGCCATGTGAATGTCTCCAGTTTTCTTTTATTTATATGTTATCGTTTGATCTTTCTGCGAGGATACGCCTGCCCGGACGATGGTCTTTCAGTATATCTGGGCTCTTGAGTACCTACAGATATATTATGCCCATTACCTCGATATATTCTCCATGGTAAAAAGCTAAATGTTGTTGTCGTTTGCGGCAAAGAGTAATGATCGTTAGCGCCAAAGATATAGAAAGGATTAGGTATTTGATGTAATTCGATTGAAGTATAAACACCTTTATCATTGCGTATACCAGTTGCGGGCAGACTAGGCACATTTGACCAATTAAATGCAGGACCTGAAATACCGACGGTGCCGTCAGTTTCTTTGATTACAGGTTGCCCAGCTTCATTTATCATAAATGACTTAAGTTCGGCTATTGTAGGCCATGAACCATAATAAGACAACCACCAATCAAGAACGACTGCTGCTACACCAACAACGTTAGGTGTGCCCGCCGAAGTGCCACTGAAATAACCCCATCGAAATCCATCACTATAAGTCAGATCCGGATAAGCACCCCAAGTCTGATAGCCGCCTCCAAAAATATTAATAGCTTTACCTTTATTACTATAACTATCAGCATACATATTCACTGTACTGTTTTGGGAAGCGCCACAGGTAATATCGTTTTCGCCACCATTTTCCCAAGCTTGATTAATTCTTCTGCCATTAAATGCAGCTATAGACGAAGCACTGTAAGTGTAGTTGAACCCACTAGTCGTAAAAACGTAAGTATTACCTGCATCATAATCTACTGTGTTCTTATACTGAGGTTGCCCAGGTCCAGCACCCAACCAACCTTGATTACCGGCTGCTTTAAAACTATATATTCCAGTAGATGTATTAAGACCATTTATTGCTGCATCATAAGCAGCATAACGCGAGCGAGAATATCGCCCAATAGCCCATATGTCAGCATCAGCGATATTTTGGCTTGCTGCATTGTTCGAACAAATTTTGAAAGGTAACATTCCTGCATTTACAAAAGGAGTCAAATCTGATCCCCAAGTAGATCCTGGTCTTGTAGTAATAGTTAGATTATCATCGTCATCATACGAATTGATGGCATTGATCAAATCACAAGGTATAAATCTAGTAGGAGCGGCAAAGGTCCATTGATGTTCACCAATAATAATAGTAGCGTTTCTAATACCAGTAGTAGGATTAACAGGCTTAGAATTATGCCATGCTAAAACTGCATTATAACATGTTCCTAGGTCATCAGACAAATATATAACGCGCAGAGTAGACTTTTTAGCCCATCCATTGATCAATCCACCGCAGGCACTAAGAACGCCCATAGGATGACTGAACACGTAAGTATTATTCTGTGTGATCTGTTGATTGTCAACTGATATAATATTACTGTCGTAGTCTTGCCAATCCATTTTTACAAAACGTGTATTATTAGAGAAATCTTTAAAATCTGGATGAGTTTCTACCGGATATACTGTAGAACCTATAGCTCCTACCTCACAAGAAACAATATCTACAGTTTCTCCTGAAAAATTCTGAAATGTACCTTCATTAGCACTTGTACCATTATCATCCGGCGAAGCTCCTACTGGATAGGAGTTACCTGCTTCATCAGATTCTAAATTAGTTTGTAACAATCTTGTGACTGACATGTAATCCACGCCAGTTCCGCTTGTAGACGGTGCTGACTTGACTCTAATTTCTTTTCCACTTATCGAAGACTGACTTTGCCAAACAGGAGGTGCTGCATAAACCGAAGCGTCTAATACAGGCTCAATGGTTGCAACTTCTGGAAGCGCCCGGAGCGTATCAACTTCTTCATCCGACAGATTCATTTGGCACATGGTAGGAATAAACGAACACTCTGCACAACAATCGCAGTCAGAGTGTTCGGCTAGAAAGGTTGCTTTATCGGTGCCTTCAACTAATATGACGCTAAACTTTGTAGTCATTTATGTTTCCATCACCAAGCCAGTCAGTGTGACTGTTATGGTTCTGGTGCTAGCCCCGGTATTGGTAACTATAACTGGAATATTCGTTTCGCTGTTGTCTATCCACCCAATAACAGCAGGAGTAAGTTTAAATGTCGTTGCTGTTGTTGCTATAAATTCGGCAATGACACCTGCTCCTTCTGCTGGATCTTGAGAGGCTGGGCGAGTTTCATCAGCATCTCTTGATGCAATGTCGCTGTATATTCTAATTCTAGAAGGCTCATCAACTGCTACGCTAAAGAGAGAATAAGCTTTACCTAAATCTCCGAACAACAAGTTAGCATTCGCGCCTGGTCCTACACTTGTGCCTTCGGCTTCTGTAGTTCTGGTCAGTGTTGCACCAGGGCTTGCGCCCGAGTAATTGACAGTAAGTGTGTTTGTTCCTGGTGTTGTAACAACATCAATGTTGGTACCACCTTCAATATTCAAGGTGTCTGTTGAACCAGAAGCTTCTATGTTAGATTGCGCTGTACTTGCAACAGTGGCAAAAACATTACTAGCACCACCACCACCTCCGCCGCCACCAGCAGCAGCTTCAACAACAATAGTACCTGTCATGCCGCCGTGTACAGTACACTGATATTTGTAATTACCAGTAAAGGATGCAGGGACTTTCCAATAAAGTGTTCCGCCGTATGCACCGCCTTGTGTAAAGTCAGTATAGGCATTTCCGTCTGTTACTTCAAGAATGCCTTCTGATACATCAACGCCGCCACTTGTTTGAATTTTAAATGGGTGACTACCGCCAGCATCATAAGATAAATCAAATCCAATCGTAGTACCTGCTTTAACATAGATTGTTGGATTATCTGTTGTAGAATATTGATCAAAGCGATAAGCACTTGAACCATTGGCTGTTACAGTAAGAACCGTAGATGCGTTTTGCCAAATATTTTCAAATAACGATTTGTTTGTAGCGGGCTGTTCAGCAATTGAACTATAGTTTGGCGATAATGAAACATTTCTCCATGTTTGATTACTTGAAAAATATCTTAAAATGTCTCCGTCAGTTGCAGAAGTAATTGCGGTGTCTATAATACTTGCCATTGTGTCGTTAGCACCGCCACCGCCACCACCAATTGTAACAGTAACATCATCACCAGAGTTTGTCGTAGTAACTCCAGCACCTACAAAGTTAATTGATGTTACGCCAGTAGTCAACGAAACACCTTCATCTTGAATTTCGACGGCGCTAGTAGCAGTTAAGTCTGTTCCATTAACCCATTCAGACCCATTGTATTTTAGAACCTCTCCATTTTGTGCATTAGTGAGTGTGACATCTGTAAGCCCGGGTAAAGTTGTAGCACCACCACCACCACCAGTTTGATCGACAAAACTAAAACTACCCGCTCCGTTTGTTGCTAAAACTTGCCCGTTAGTACCATCTCCTGTAACATCGGTAAGCCCTAGCAGAGTTGTGGTAAGAGCCGAAGGCGTGTAACTAAACACACCTGTAAGTTCGTTATAGGAGAGTGATGGAGTGCCTGGAGATAAAGTAACAGCACTTAAGTCTGTTAAAGCGATACCACCGCCACCACCACCACCAGTTTGATCGACACCGTTAGTCCAATTAACTCCGTCATATTTGAGTACTTGCCCAGAAACTACTGGATCGAGCAGATCAACATCGCCTAATCCAGATAAAAATACTTGAGCGGCTTGAGGGCCACCTAAATTGCCTGCTGATACACCATTGTTACCCCAAAGCAGATTACCTGCTGAGTCATATACGACAAACGATCTACCTGCACTGTCTAACAATCTGCCCGTATCTGTGCCACCAGAAGAGGCTGTAGTCTTGATCTGAAGATCGCCTGCTACGTTGGTAGAATCTAATTCTGCAATTCCAGATACGTCGATGTTTCGTACATTGAGTAAGTTATCAAAGGCATTGTATGTTAGGTCTAATGCGTCAATAAGGGCACTGTCTACACCACCAGCTCCTGCGTTTGCAGGAGTAAAGACTGGATAGAATATCTCGTCTTCATTAGTATTTTTAGTATTGACTTTACCTATAGATTCGGTTTCAATCTCGCCTTCCATGACAAGCCCGTCAGTGGTTCGACGAAATAATATTCTAGTGCCGTCTTCTTTTTCTGGCACATCTGTTAAGAATACTTTACCCTGCAGATTGGCGCTATCGCTAACATATAGGATTTCATTTAAACGGATGTCGTTTAATTGAAAAGTTGCAAACTCGTCTGTGCCCGCAGCGTCTTGAACTTTAAGAATAGAAGATTGAATAGACAAAGAACCAAAGGGCTTTTCGATGACCTGATCAGAAGCACTATCAAATACGAATCTACCGCCTAGAAATAAATCCTCAACGTCTAAGACTTCAATCTTAGCCGAATCAAATTCTGATAACGCAACAGCCTGAATGCCTTTATTAAATTCCCACTGATCATCAGAGGCATTATACGTCATGGTAGCATTTGCGCCTTCTAGCGTAATACCACCACCGTTTGCTGTAGCAGCGTCAGGCGCGCCTTGTGCGATAACAATGTTCTTATCATCAACTGTTAAGGTTGTTGAATTGATAATAGTTTCGGTGCCATTGACAATCAGATTGCCTTGAATAGTAAGACCACCCGAAAACACACCACTGTCAGCAAAGAAATTAGCTACAGTAACATCCTCGGTAGTAGTATTACCACGTTCTGTAACAGTTTGAAGCGTATCTATTTCTTCAAATTCACCTAAAGACCAAGCCACACTATCGTCTAGCCCATTAGCAGCACCGGTACCAGGCTCATTCTTGAAGACCAGAAAGTATGTTGGTACTGTAGGAGGATCAAGTTGCTGTAAAGATCCTGATTTAAATGCTAGATCGCTGAGACGAGGCTTTGTAGTGAAACCACGTGTTCCGTCTGCGTTGGATGTGAAAATAGCGCCGTCAGAATCAGGTAGACCTGGATTAGGTTCCGTCTGATCTAAAGTGATAAACTGATATCGATCAGAATCTAACTCATCATAAGGTCTGACCTGTACGTATCCTGATACTGTTGTTAATA